TTATTCCATATTTAATGAATCTATCTTCACTTCGAGTTCAAAACTGGTAGTAAAGCCGCTGTCCGCGCTAAGGCTGTGAGTCAGCGTAGTAATGATCCACTCTCCATCATCAATCTGCCGCTTGAAGCCGCTGACCTTCACCGGCATTTCCGTGTAAAGCTCCGCGCGACCCTTTGCCAGCTGAATGGAAAACGTCGCTGCACCGCGCTGCAGGCGTTCCCACTGCATTTTTGCCGCCCGCTCTGCATTGCCCCGGTTTGCGTAAGTGCGGCTCAGTACCAGCACGTTTTCATCCGTGCCGATGAGGTAATCGCCCTGCTTCGCCTCCGGTTCCTTTTTCTTCTTCACCGGGGCTTTACGTCGCCTGCGCTTCACCTTCGCCACTGGCTTCTTTGCCGGTTCGCGGGTGTGCAGCCAGCTGGCAATCACGCCGGTGTAGGCGTCCCGGTCCGCCAGGGTGAAGCGGTGGCCGTCCCCGTCCCTGCGCTGAAGGGTGATAACCGGCAGCGCTTTGCCGCTTGCCGTTTTCCCCTGCCCCTGGCGGATAAACAGCAGATTACCGTCCTTGACGCAGGCCACCGCACCGCACTGTTTAGCCAGGCGCATCAGAAAGCTGGCGTCTGATTCGTTGGTCTGATCAATATGGTCAATTTCTGCGGCGGCCATGTCCTCACCCATCGCCGTCTTCAGCTTATGTCTCCCGGCGATATCCCGGACAATTTCGCCCGCTGTGGTTTTGTGCCAGGACTTCTCCCGCTTCGTGTTCAGGGTCTGCCGGAAGTCCGCGCTGCGCGCCCGCAGCGTCAGGCGGTCAGGCGTGCCGCTGTGCTCGATTTCATCAACCACATAGCTGCCTTTCGGAAAAAGTGCCTCACCCTGCCAGCCCAGCGCCAGCGACAGCACGACGCCCCGGCGCGGCAGCTGCAGCTGGCCGTCCGCGTCGTCCAGCTCGATGTCCAGCTGATCCGCCTCAAAGCCCCGGTTGTCAGTGAGCGTCAGGCTCAGCAGGCGCTTTTCCAGCTTCTGCGTGATGTCTGCGCCGTCCATCGTCAGCCGGAACGCCGGTGAGTTCTGCTGGCCGTTAATCCACGGGCTGGTCATCATGAAAATAATCCTCCCGCTGCGGCGCTCACCTTACCGGCGGCGGTGGCGGCTGCGCCCTGCATGGCAGACAGCTGATCGCTGAGGCTGCCAAACATCTCGCCCAGCGATTCATCGGTGCGCTTCAGCGTCAGCGTGAATTCAATGCGGCGGCACACACCGCTGCTGAAGAACTCCGCTTTGGTCTGGCTCAGGCTTTCAATCACGAACATGCCGTAAATCGTCCCGCTGCCCTCGATAAGCGGCCACGCGCGGCCCAGCTCCGCAATCTGCTCCAGCGCGAACAGCGACAACCTGCCGCCGGTAATCTCCGGCAGCAGCACGCCGGAAAGCGTCAGCGTGTCGTTGTCCGGGCCTAAAAACTGCAGCGACGGCCTCACGCCCACGCGACTGTTTGACGGGAAACGCCAGCTGCGCTGATACTGCAGTTCCTGATAGGGCACCGTTTTCAGCATGAAAACAAATAAGCCCAGCGTCATCATCATTCCTCAAATCCTCCCCTGTCCCGGTAACTGCTGCGGGCGCGGGTCTGCGCCTGCCGCTCTTTTGCCTCCAGCCTGCGCATCACCTCATCAACCAGATCCTGCTGGCTCTGCCCCGGCTGCTGCACAATGGTGAAGGAGGCGTGAATCTGCGGCGCAGCTCCCTGTGCAGCACTGCCTCTCATGCGCGGTGCTTCCTGCCGGTACGCCTGAACCGGCAGGCTGAGCGGGTGCAGTGGCTTAGCCTCCGCCGTCGCTCCTGCACCGCCCAGCGTCAGCGCCGCCAGTGCTGCCAGCCGTGCAGTGCTCCGGCGGCTGGTCACGTTCGCCGGACCGCTGACCAGTTCCGGCCCGTTTTCACCAGCAACGCCGAACTGCCCGGACGGAATAAAGCCACCGCTGTCGTACATGCCCGCAAATCCGGGGAACCCGCCCGGCGGCAGGGATACACCGCCGCCCGTCTTTGCCTGCGCCGCGCGCGGCAGCTGCGGCCCGCCGGACTTATCGCCGCCCGGCTTCAGAAATTCCGGCAGGTAGTCGGTCAGTGACGACAGCTTGTTTTTGATGGCGTCCCACTTCTGACTGATGCCCGCCATCAGGCCGTCAATCATCTGTGAACCGGCCTCCTGAAACCGCGCGGGCAGCGCCTTCGCGTCGGCTACAATCTCACCCCACTTTGTGCTGATGTAGGTGCGAATCGCGGTCCAGATGCTGCTGACCTTTGTGCTGATAGCGTCCCACATGGCGGCAAGTTTAGGTCCCAGCGTGTCCCAGTTCTGCCAGATAAGCAGCGCCCCGGCGGCAATCAGCCCGATAACGGCCAGAATCGGGTTTGCAAACATCAGCCGCCCCAGCCACAGCACGCCGTTCCCCACGATACCGATGGCGCTTTTAATCAGCCCGAAGGCGCTGAATGCTTTTATCCCCAGCACGTTAAAGCTGAACCTGAGCAACGCAAGCGGCCCAAAAAAAGCCGCGAGGCTCACCAGAAAAGCCCCGGCACCCAGCACCAGTAATGAGAGAACGGCGGCAGTCTTCACCAGCGTGCCCGCCAGTTCCTTGTTGTTTTCCACCCAGCGACGGGTTACGCCGGTGACTTTCTTCACCATGTTCATGATGTCCATCAGCGGCGTGCGCAGCGAATCGCCCAGGCCGCTCATGGTGTTGGAAACGCCGGTTTTGGTCAGCATCCACTGTGCAGAAAGCGAGTCCTTGTTGATATCTGACTCTTTCTGCATGGAGCCTTTCGCCCCGTCGCCCTGCGTCAGCTGCAGCTGTCGCCTCAGCTCCGGCATGTTGTTAGCGAGTTTGGCCGCGTCCTTGCCGTACTCCTTGCCGAAGACCATTGTCATAGCCGTCAGGCGTTTGTCTTTCGGCAGGTTGTTGACCTTTTCCAGCACGCGCTGGATGGTACCCATGGCGTCCGTGGTCATCTGCTTTTCAATCTTTTTCGGATCGAGTTTCAGCAGATCCATGCCGTCCATAAAGCGGTCACTCTGCATGGTGGCAACGGAAAGCTCGCGCACCATCGCGTTCGCCGCACTGGCGGCGGTTTCCGACGTTGCGCCCAGGCTGAGGAAGGTTGAGCCGAGCGCAGCCGCCTTGCGGTAGTCCAGCCTGTCGGCCACGCCGCCCATGCGCTGCAGTACGTCGATGATGTCGGAACCCTTGGACATGGCGTTATCGTCCAGGTAGTTCAGCGCATCACCCAGCTGCTCGATGTTGCGCGTGGGGATTTTATACAGCTGCGCAATCTTGCCCAGCCCTTCGGCCAGCTCACCGGCAGGCAGTTCAAACGCGGTGGACGCCTTCGCCGCCGTGGTGGCAAAGGCCAACAGGTCGCGCTTCTGGTCCTCATAAGAATCATTCTGGTTCGTCACGCCCATGCGCGCGCCGCCCTCAACCAGCGCGGCGTAGTCAATCGCGCCGTTTTCCATCGGCAGCTGCTCACTGGCGGCCTTGATGGCGGCCTGCATGTCATAAAACTGCTTTGTGCGGTTGCCGCTGCCGTCGCGCAGCCCGTTGACCTGCTTTGCCACGCCCTTCATGGCGTCTTCCATTGCCGCTGAAGACTTCACGGCGGCCAGCACCGGTGCGCCCATTGCCAGCCCGGCGGCGGATGTTGCCGCACCGGCACCGGCCACGCGGTCGCGCACCTCAAGCGAGCGTGAATAGCGCTCACGTACCGCGCGCATTTTTGCCTGCCGATCTCCCAGCTTTTTAAGCGACTGCTGCTGCCGGTCAATGGCGGCGCGCGCCTCGTCCGACTGACTTTTCAGTTCGCGCTGTGCCTGGCTCAGTTTCTTCGTGTCGATACCGGCAGCGCCCAGCGCCTCACGCTGACGCTGCACCGACAGGCGCAGCCCGTTGTAAGTCTGCTGCAGCTGGCTGGCGCGGTTTTTTGCCTGCTCCAGCACGCGGGCCTGTGCAACTGTGGGCCTGTTTGTTTCCGTAAACTGCACGGCCAGCCGCGCCGCTTCTTCGCGGGCGGCTTTAAGGTTGTTAGCAGTGATGGCAAGCTGTGAGCGGGTCTTGCGAAAGCCGTCGATACGCCCGGCCTGAGCGTCAAGCTCTTTAAGGGTGTTGCGCGTGTCGCGCAGTGTGCCAGCCAGCTCTCGCGTGCTGTCACGGGCGCTGCGGAAGGGGCGCGTCAGCTTATCGACCGCACCCAGCACTACCTGCAAACGCAGATTTTTATCACTCATCGCTGGCCCTGTGTCGCAGGATTGCTTTGTGACGCCACTCCAGAACCTCAGTCAGCGTCATTGACTCGGTAACGGAGGGCGGCCAGTGAAAGACGGTGGCGATATCCGCCACCAGATCGTCTACCGTCAGGCCGTCGCTAAATCCGACAGGACCGACTTCTTCAGCAAAAAAGTGACCACCTCTACCGACAGGCTGACCAGATCGGCGGGGTCCATTTCGTTAATTTCCGCTGCAGTCAGCGCCGGGGTGGTGATACGCGGCAGCACGGTGATCAGTGCGTTCACATCCATGTCCAGCAGCGCCTGCAGGCGGGTGCCACGTAGCGCGCCGGACTGCGGCTTGCGCACGGTGACGGAGGTGATTTCTGTTTTACCGCGCAGGATCGGGGTGTCCAGCTCAACGACTTTTTCATTTGAAGCAGTTTTATCAGTCATGATTTGATTCCGTTAAAAAGAGAGATAAGCGGCAGGCTCAGCGCCTGCCGGGGTGATTACAGGCCCAGCGCGTTGCGGTGCGCTTCCATCAGGTCGGTGCCGCCCACGATTTCGATCATGTTCACCAGATCGCACTCATAGAGCACTTCGCCATTGATGGTCAGCTTTGCGTAACTGTTGGTGCCGGACACTTTGGTGGTGCTGGATTCGCCGGTTTTCCATTCACCGGAATCAAGCTCCTTATAGCGTCCGCGCGTGACCAGCTCGACCGCCTGTACTTCGCCGGTGTCGTCGCGCTGAATGGAGCCGGTAAAGCGCAGCTGAATGCCGTCCACGGTGGTGGTGCCCATCTGCTTGATCAGCAGCGCTTCAGTGCCGCCAATGGTGAATTCCGTATCCAGCGCGCCATCGTCCAGGCCCATATCGATGTCCACCGCACCGGCCATGCCACCGCCGCGATACTTCTCAAACTTGCGGGTGAATTTCGGCAGCGTCACGGACTCAACCAGCCCCTGCCAGTTGTTGCCTGCGTTGAACAGGTTCAGATGCTTGAGTTTGCGGGGTAATGCCATCTTTCCGTCTCCTTATGCGCTGACGCGGCTGCTGAAATCGAGCAGGTACTGGTCTGTGATGCGCTGGCGCAGCAGCAGGTTTTCCAGCGGCGGCACCGGCGTGTAGTCGTAATCGATCAACAGCTTGCCCGCCTTGAGGGTGTCTTTATCGTTAACGCTCTCATCCAGCCAGCAGTCCGCACCAATCAGATAGCCCTGAGTCACCAGGCTGCGCAGTTTCGCGCGGATGCTCTCGATGATGTCGCGGGCCAGCGACGGGTTCAGCGCACCGTCAACGGACCACATCTGCCCTTCAGCCATCGTGTCCATCAGCACCTGCGCGGTGCGGGTGTAACACTCAAACTGAAATAGCGGATCATCGCTGAGGCAGCGGGAACCCCAGAAGCGGAAGCCGTCTTTACGGATAAGCGTGGTGACGTCGTTCTGGTTCAGCAGGCCCGCATCAGTGGCCGGATCCTGCAGGTCCCAGAAGACGTCTTTTGAAATGCCTGTGACGCCGTTCACGCCGACGTTTGACAGGGACTTGTGCCAGCCGGTCTGCTCGTCGATTTTGGCGCGCAGGCCCAGCGCGCGGGCGGTGGCGTAGGCCGTCGCGTCCGCCTTCAGCACGGTGTCAAAATTGATGAAGTCAGGCCAGATCAGCATCCCTTCGCGCTGGCTGAAATTGCTGCGGTAGGCAATCGCCTCTTCAACACTCTTGCAGCCGTAGGCGGACAGGTAGGCGAAGCCGCGCAGGCTCTGCGCCACGCCCAGCAGTTCGGTGGCGACGGCTTTGGTGTCGTGGCCGGGCACGCCGAGAATGCGGGGTTTGACGCCGCACACGGACTGCGCGGCCAGCAGCGCCTTCATGCCGGTGCGCTGGCCGTCGGTCACGCCGCCGATGATGTTGGCGGTGGTTTCCGCTTCGGTCTCACCCTGCGGCACGCGCACAACGACGGTGACGGGTTTGGACTGATCGGCGATGGCGTCCAGTGAGCGGGCCAGCGTACCGGATTCCCCGGCCTTACCGCTGGCGGTGAGTACGTCGGTTAACAGCACCGGGCGGTTAAGCGGGAAGGTGGCCGCGTCGGCGTCGTCGCCAGTGCAGATCAGCCCGACAATCGCGGTGCTGACGGTGGTGATGGTTCGGGTGCCTTCGTTGATTTCCTCAACGCGCACGCCGTGGTGATAATCCTGTGCCATGTGGCGGTTCTCCTGTGAAGGGGTTCCGCTATGGTCTATGGTCCGCTATGACGGGGCACGCGCTGGCCGTTGTGCTGTCTCTGGCACAACAGACACACCACTTTCGCGCAGGGTTTTCTGTTCAGAGCCGGGGATATAGCGGTAAAGCGTCTTCACTGACACGTCCAGCACCAGTGAAACCTGCAGCAGCGTTGCGCCCTGCGCCAGCATTCGCCGGGCACGCTCCACCGTTTCCGCTGTCATCTTCCGCCGCCTGCCGCCGATGCGGCCTTTATCACGCGCGGCGGCCAGCCCGGCGCGCGTACGTTCTACTATCAGCTCGCGTTCCATTTCAGCCAAGGCACCCATAACGTGGAAGAAAAACCGGCCCATTGGCGTGCTGGTATCGATGCTGTCGGTGAGACTACGAAAATTCACGCCCCGTTCGCGCAGCTCTTCGGTCAGCATGACCAGATGCCGCATACTTCTGCCAAGCCGGTCCAGCTTCCACACAACCAGTGTGTCACCGGGCTGCAGGCAGCGCAGCGCCTTCTTCAGCCCCGGCCTGTCGCTGGTTTTACCGCTGATCCTGTCCTCGAAAATCAGCTCACATTCTGCGCTCTGTAACGAAACCCGCTGTAAATCCGTGTTCTGGTCATTTGTTGACACCCTGATATAGCCAATCAGCACGCTGAGTTCTCCGCAAATGGCCGCAAGTTTGCCAGCGCGGCCCGGCGCTGGGCCAGGTGTTTGTTTCTC